AAAGTTGAAAAGTTCAAAAGTTGAAAAATCCGACACTAATAATAACTAATAAATAACAATAACTAATTTAATAATAATCTAAGCCTAACGGCACTAACTTAGTAATAACTACTAACTTACAACAAACTACTACTAATCTAAATAAAGAAAAGGATAACTGAGTTATCCACAGGAGAAAAATCATGATTGACAAAGACCAAATTATCAAAGCGCAACAAGAAAAAATTGAACGCATTGAACAGCTGCAAGAAGAACTACATAAACTATCTATGCTTGGATTGCTAACTGCGACTTTTTTAGATTTACCTGATGAGCTAAAACTCTCAATGAACACAATCCATGACGTATCACATACGATCAAAGATGTATTAAATGGTATGAGCCCAAGAGAGGCTATTGAGAAGAACATGGCAGAAAATAATGAGGAGGAAGAATAATGTTAGCAAAACTAAAAGAATTTTTTGGACTAGATGAAATCTTGACAGATGAGCCAATCCAGGAACCAAAGAAAGACAAGAGCAATCTAATTGATGTGAGAGCTCTACAGATTGAAAATCAACTACTAAGAGAAGAAATCAAACTCAAAAATGAGCTACTAAACGAGCTATCACAGGATAACATGGCTCTAGGTAGACAATGTCAAGGATATGCTGAGAAAGTGTATGATCAGCAGAAACTAATCAATGTCTATCAAGAGATGGATAACTAGGGAGGTACTCAATGGACAGAGGACTATTTGGCACCTTTGACTATGACCGTGATTACTTGCAGCCTCCTGAACCAATGGAAGAACGTGACCCAGCTGATTGGGAATTTAGAGCTGGTCAATGGATCTATGTAGGAGATTGTTAGCCTATGAATAGAGAACACTATGAGGACAATGTCCACTGGAGAAAGAGGCAGTTAAACACTTGTTATGAGTTGGGCACTATTATCAACGAACAACAGGACAAAATAGTCTCACTTATGAACGAAAACAACCGCTTAAAGCGTGAAAATTGGAACTTAAAACACAACAGAGGTAGAAGAAAATGACTAATAATCAATTATCAACACAACAGACTAAACGTGACATTTCTGTCAATGCCCTTGACTGGACATTTGAAGACATCAAACGCTACTTTGATCCTCAGAATTTACTTACTGAGAAACAGGTGGGACAAGCTTTGTCACTTATCAAAGGGCGTAACCTAAACCCTCTAGCCAACGAGGTCTACATTGTAGCCTATAAAAACCGCAATGGAGGGACAGAGTTCAGCTTGATTGTCTCTAAAGAGGCTTTCTTGAAACGTGCAGCCCAGAGCAAAAACTATGAGGGATTTGAGGCTGGCGTGGTTGCTGTAGATAAAGATGGCGTTATGCACGAACGCAAAGGGGCTCTTATGCTACCAGGTGATACTTTGGTAGGCGGTTGGGCTAGAGTCTATCGCAAAAATTTCAAAGTACCTGTAGAAATTCAGGTATCTCTTGAAGAATACAACAAGAAACAAAGTACCTGGAACAGCATGCCAGCTACTATGATTAGAAAAACAGCCCTAGTTAATGCTCTTAGAGAGGCTTTCCCTGAGGATTTAGGGAATATGTACACAGAGGACGACGGTGGAGAGACATTTGACCGTATCAAAGACGTCACACCTCAAGAGAGCCGTGAGGATGTCGTAGCACGCAAGATGGCTCAGATTGAGCAATTTAACAAAGAACAGGCCCACACAGATCCTGAGCCTACTCAAAATGAGGAGCCGATCCAGGGCGAATTGCTAGACGGTGAACTGGAATACTAGGAGGACAACATGCAAGAATTACAGGTAAAAGTAACACAGGCACAGGTTGAAATCATTGACCGTGAGAAATTTGAACAGAATATCAATGAGGTTGTAGCCAAGTATCAAAATTACACGGTTACAGCTGCAACCATCAAGGACGACAAGCAGACACTTGCAGATCTACGCAAACTAGACAAACAGGTTTCTGATGAACGGATCAGGAATAAGAAAGTCTTATCTGAACCAGCTGACGAATTTGACAAGTATGTCAAGAGTGCCATCCAACCTCTAAAAGACATCATCACCAAAATTGCTAGTGATGTCAAAGAGTTTGAAGATCATCAAAAGGCTGTCAGAATTGACACAGTCAAAGGATACCTAGCCAACAAATCAGCTGAGTACATGCTGGACCCTCGTCTCTTTGATGAAAAGGCCCTTGAGTATGTCAAGGCTAGTGATTTTATGGCAGACGGCGTGACACTTAAAAAAGCTACTATGAAGTCACTTGATGACATGGTCACATTTGAGTATCAGAAACAGCAAGAATTTGAAAAGGCTAAGTCAGCTATTTCAGGACTCTGTGCTGAGTATGGTATGACTGACTCGCCTTACATTAGACAGCTGAAAGACTTGACTCTTGCTGAGGTCTTTGAACAAATCAAAGCTGACTATAAATTTGAAAAGCAAAAGGAAGAGCTCAGACAAGCTCAAGAACGAGCAGAGCGAGCTAATCAGGAGCTTTTAGCAGCTCAACAATCCAAACAGCAAGAACAGGCTCCAAAATCAACAGAGACCCCAAAATTTGACCCAGAGACAGGCGAAATCTTGGACAGTGAGCAAATCCCCCAAAATGAGCCCAACGCTCTCAGAGGGGCTGAAAACGACCTGAAACGATATAGCCAAAAAATGACTTTGGAAGTGTATTTTGTAGACACAGCCGAAAAAGACCGTTTCAAGGCTGGTCTAAGTCAACTTGGATTTGATTTTAAAAAGAACTATCAAGTCAGCGGTTATCAACGTATTGAGCCACTGACTCAGGCTGAACTCAATGATCAATGTGGGTGGTAGATATGACAGAAATTGAAAAAATTTCAGAAGAATTGGCTGAGTACGGAGTACCTGATGAGTTGATAGGAAAAATAGAAAACCTATTAGCGACTTTGTATGGCGAAAAAAGAAAACTGGAGATAGAAAAATCTTGGGATGTATCTCCAGAGTCTATGGGGAGATAAGAATGGACATCAGAAAAGTATCTGACAGCGTAGCCATCTACTCGGACGGCAAGAGATTGCAGGTTATCCACAACCTAGGGGATGAGTTCATCTTAGATTTTGAAATTAAAAATCACAAAACCATAAATATTGACGACCTAAGCCCTCACATCGTGAGTGAGATTATCCCAATTTTTAAAGTGAGCGGGTATTGCTCACGGCGTGGAGAAGACACCCAACGCTTAAAATGGGCCATCCGTCAATTTGAAGACTTTGACGAGTACCTAATTGCCCATCAAAGCGAACTGTTAGAGTGGTTGAGAAATCCAGGAGAGGAGAGGAAAGAAAATGAATGATTTTATCAAAGAGATTGGAATGGCTATCCTATGGATGTTTTTAGGCTATCTCTTGGGAGAGCGTAGCGCTAGAGAGGACAAAACGGATGATCAATAACGTCACATTGGTTGGGAGGCTTGTAGCGCCTCCTGACCTACGAAAAACGCCTAACAATGTATCTAGTTTGCAGGGCACGCTTGCGGTCAATCGCAATTTCAAGAACGAAAATAGAGACCGTGAGGCTGATTTTATCAATTTCCAAGCGTGGAGAGGTACAGCTGACATCATTGCTCAGTATTGCAGCAAGGGCTCACTTATCGGACTTACAGGGCGCTTACAGGTTAGGTCTTATGAGAAAGACGGTCAGCGTCGATATGTGACCGAAGTAGTCGCTGAGAGCGTCGCTCTGCTAGAAAGTCGCAACAGTCAGCAGTCTCAAGGGCAAGGCAACAGTTTCCAAAATGTAAACAACTCACCTTTTGCCGATCCTAACCCATTTGACCTCCCAGCTGACGGTTTACCGTTTTAGGAGGTATCGATGTCAGACAAAAGAATGACTGTTTGGGCATTGTTTGATAGTGGGAATGGTAGCTATACAAAAGGCGTTAAAGCTCTGAATAGTTCGGGGGGGGCGAACATTGACATCTATCCAATCGGCATAGATATAGAAAACAAGAACGATCATTTTATAAATTTGAACCTTGCTGACTATGGGCGCTTGTTTGGGGACAACACACTTTTTGACAAACTTGACAAGTTGCCAAAGCCTGATTTGATAATAGCTAGCCCACCATGCGAAAGTTGGAGTAATGCTAGTGCTATGTGCGAGGGTAACGCTTGCTGGAAACAAGAAGACCTCTCAGATAGCCTCTTTGCTCCACAAAGGGAGCCTAGCATGTTTACGATTAGGAACGCCTCTGACTACGAGAAAGCCTATATAAATTATCAGTATGACCGTCAATTTATGAAGAGAGTCAATGGGGAGCTTTGTGCTTTCAATACCATTGAGATCATCAAGCGGTATAATCCTAAATATTTCATCATAGAGAACCCAGCTAGTGGGCGCTTGTGGAAATATATTGAGGATGTCATGGATTTCAAACTCCCACATCTCAATCTCACACGCTACAACAATTATGACTACCCTTTGCAGAAACCTACAAAGTTTGCTAGTAATCTTGATTTAGGTCTTAAAAATGACATTATCAAGCAAGAAATTGAGTGGAACAAATTTTCTAAGTCATACAATGAACGGTCAAACATTCCACAAAACCTAGTAATAGAGATTTTTACTAAGGTTTATAATGAATTTTTACAGGAGAAAGAACATGGCAAGTAAAATCAATGTGACAGAACGTATTGCTATCATCATTGAGAAACAAAAAATAGAGGTCGTTACGACCCTAAACTATGATATGAGCATTAGCTTTGATAACAAAGACGCCGCACCCACACTAGATGAGAATGGTGACCTTTTTGAACCAGTCTACAAGTGCAAAGTTCAGGCAATTCCCAAAAATGATGTATTTTTCACCTCATTAACACGAGTCAAGAGCAACATCAAGACACTACAAGAGGTTAAGAAATTCTTTGAGTTCGTAAATGAAAACAGAGAAAATCTCTTTGAGATGGCAGGATTTAAGGGGGCTCTTGAATGAAATTGACCCTAAACATTGAGCCTAAACCTCAATCACGGCCAAGATTTGCAAGGCGTGGGAGTTTTACCACGACTTACGAAGACAAGGGCATGAAATCCTGGCGCAATCATTGCCAGCTGCTCATTGCTAATCAGTACATAGGCCAGCCTATTCTTGAGGGAGCTCTGAGGGCAAAGCTTAGATTTTACATCAAGCCTCCTCAGTATATTTCCAAGATCAAGAAGAACCAACAGGCCCTCCTGGATGAGATTATCCCTGTAGGCAAAAAGCCTGACATTGACAACTATGAGAAAGCTCTATATGACAGTATGTCAGGGACCGTCTTCCAGGATGACGGTCAGATAGCGCTACATGATGTAGGCAAGTTCTACAGTCTAAATCCACGGATAGAGGTTGAGATTGAGGTCATGAAACCCCTGAGTATTTAAAGAAATGAGGAGCAGATGGCTGACTACGCATTATATCAGGGTGATGTGTTTGTTACGCTTGGGACATTAGCGCAGATCAGTAGCGAAACAGGAATTACTGAAAGGATGTTAAAGTACTACACTTACACATCACATCAACGACGAAACCCAAACGGTAGGGCCGTTATTAAAATCGAGGAGGAAGATAATGAGAATTAAGACATCAAATGACACGATCATTCACGTCAATAAGTCTCAACGTAGTATCACTATAGAGGGGGTTGAGCTTAGTGGGGATTGTCGTGCTCTAGTTTCAGACAATAAGAACGGAACAGGCACAATTACCCTGATCTTTGACGGAAAAATTATTTAAAGGAGGTAAAATGAAACGATTTATCGCAATATGGATATTATTGTCTGCTGGATTGAATGTCTGGCAGAGTATCCAGATTAAAAAACTAGAAGAAAAGCGCCCAATTATCGTCTATAAAGCTGATAATCAAGGCGCAGAAATCAAAGGCAGAGTCGTCCACAAAGAAAAAATAGGTGACATGCACACGATCACAATACAGAACTACGGCATTTTCGTAGTCACACAAACAAGCTACGAAACTTTAAGGATTGGAGACGAGGTGAGATTATGAAACAAAAATTTAGAGCGTGGGATAGCGCAAAAAAAGAAATGTTTAAAGATACTTTTGCAATTACAGAAAGTGGGCAAGTTGTAGTGGTTGAACAGGAGGACGTCATGTCCCCTCCAGATTATGTTTTTGTTGATCATCTGGTCATCATGCAATCAACAGGCCTTTTTGACAGAAATGGAAAAGAGATTTTTGAGGGGGATATAATCCAGACAAGCGCTTTTGCTTGTATAGTAGGTTTTGGTGAGTATACTTACGTTGGCGATAGAAACACACTAGAAACAGAAATTGGATTTTACTTATCATTTTTGAACATCAAACCAGCAACTTATGCGCCTTTTGACAAGTATTATTGGGATAATTGTGAAGTGATAGGAAATATTTATGAAAATGAATTAGATTTGATAATGTATGAAGTTTCAAAATTCAACAAGGAGATAGAAGATGAAACCTAAAAAATATCCATATTCAGGAGTTGTGAAAGCAAAGAAAACAAATCAAGAAGATAAGTTGGGGCTTGTAGCATTTCCAAACATTGCAATCAGAAAAGATTTGCTCAAACATATCTACACGGTTACTAGATATCATGACGGCTGTACAATCATCTATTTCAAAATCCCAAAATTTTTTGGAGCATACGAGGAGCAAAAAGCTAAAGTAAATCTTAGTTATGAGGAAACTCTCAAGATACTCAATAGCTGCTAAAAGAAAAAAGCCAAGACACTCTCTGTCTCAGCTATAATCTCAATAATATTATTATATCACAAAAAGGAGATAGAGAGTGAACAAGGCTAAAGAGCTCTTGAAAGAGCTGCAGGATCTGGACATGGACATTCAAAGCCGTATAGATGAAATCAATGAGCTTGAGGCAGGTTTGCTCTCAAGCCCCAAGTGGACAGACGTCAAAGTCCAAGGCGGACAGACTAGAAAAGTTGATGACGTTTATACTCAGCTTGTAGTGATGAAACAGGCTATAGAACAGGATACTAAAGAGGTTATCAATAGGAAACTTGAATTAGGTAGAATGATCAACAGGCTTAAAAATCCAAAAAGTAGGTCCGTCCTTAGAATGACTTACATTACTAAGACTTACATTGAGGATATTTGCGACAATTTGAGAATTAGTAAGGCAACTTATTACAGATTACGCAAACAGGCTGAGTCCGAACTGGAGGAGACGATCATAGACAAAGTGAGCTAAAGTGAGTGCGCATGAAGTCAAAAATCTGTTAGAATGGTAGTATCAAGAATTAAAGCAAAGGCACCTTAGGTAACGACCTAGAAAAGCTTCTGAAAAACTGCTGGCTTGGGTTACCAGTGGCGATAGAGTAGGATGTTTTAATATCGCAAAAAAAGACTACAAAAAATAAAAAAGAAAAAAGTAATTTCTAATTAACACGCAAGTCCGTAGTCTGCTTGCACTAAGTCACTCTTTGAGTGGCTTTTTTATTTTCACCAATTAAACAAAGCAGGGAGGAGGGCATGGCTAATAGTGAACTAGCAAGAAAAGACTATGAGGCAGGTATGAAGTACAAAGACATTGCAGCTAAGCATAATGTCTCAATCAATACCGTCAAATCGTGGCAACGTAGACACGGATGGAGTCGTGGCAAAAAGGGTGCACCCAAAAAGTCAAGAGGTGCACCTATTGGGAATAAGAACGCAGTAGGCCATGGAGCTCCTAAAGGGAACTCAAACGCTGTAACTCACGGCTTAAGAAGACGGTTCCTCCCTGAGGGTATCTCTGAGCTTGTGGATGAAGTGAGGGCCATGAGCCCCATTGACATCCTTTGGGAGAATATCACGCTGACCTATGCTAATCTGCTACATGCTCAGCGCATTCTGTATGTGCAGGATGTTGAAGATACTACAAGTCTTGTCACAAGCACGGCTAAAGGTGGTGTAGGTTATGAACATCACACAGCATGGGATAAGCAAGGCAAGGCCCTAGCTGCAATGGCAAGGGCTCAGTCAGAGCTTAAGAGCATGATTAAGACCTACGACGAGCTCACACGCTCGCCTCTTGTTACGGAGGAGCAACGCTTGAGGATTGATAACCTCAAGGCTCAGTTAGGCTCTAATGATGAGGATGACACAGTTATTACTGGATTTATATTTGATAGGAGTGAGTATAATGGCAATACTGAACCTAGCAAAGCTGATTAACCCAGTATTTGATGAAGTCCTCTACACGCTCAAGAGCCACATAGTGCTCAAAGGTGGCCGTGCCTCTACTAAGTCATCAGTAGTCTCTATTGACCTTGTAAATGACTTTATCAATGATCCTATGGGTAACGTGGTAGTCTTGCGAAAAGTAGGCAAGTACTTGAGAATGTCAGTGTATGAGCAGATAAGATGGGCCATCTATGAGATGGGGCTAGCTAATCAGTTCAAGTTTGGGAAATCTCCCTTACAAATCACCCACAAGAAGACAGGTACAGCCTTTTATTTCTACGGTGTAGACGATCCAATGAAACTCAAATCCCAGAAGATAGCCAAAGGCTATGTAATGGCCGTATGGTTTGAGGAATTGGCTGAGTTTGCAGGCCGTGAGGACATTGATATAGTTGAGGATACTTTCATCCGTCAAGAGCTACCAAACGGCAAAGAGGTCAAAGTCTATTTCACATACAACCCTCCAAGAAATCCTTACGACTGGATAAATGAGTGGGTTGCTGAGAAAGCTAGTGATCCAACTTACATGATACATCACAGCACCTACCTTGATGACAAGTTAGGTTTTTTGTCTAAGCAGATGATTGAGAAGATAGAACGCTACAAGGAGACAGATCCTGACTATTACAGATGGATGTATTTGGGCGAGGTAATCGGTTTAGGTAATCATGTTTATAACATGAGCTATTTTAAACCACTAGAGAGCCTCCCTGATGATGACAAAGTGATAGGTATATCATTTGCCCTAGATACAGGACACCAACAGTCAGCAACAGCCTGTGGAGCTTATGGGCTCACTGCTAAGGGTAATGTTATCTTACTTGATACGTTCTACTATAGTCCAGCTGGCAAGACCATCAAAAAGGCACCTAGTGAGCTCTCTGTGATGATCCATGACTTTATAGACAAGGTCATGAAGACCTACAGAGTGCCTAAACTCAAGATGACCATTGATAGTGCTGAGGGGGCTTTGCGTAACCAGTATTTCAAAGACTATGGTGAGCGCTGGCACCCTGTGGCCAAAAAGAAAAATCAGACTATGATTGATATGGTTATCAGTCTACTAGCTGAGGGGCGTTTCTACTACCTTGACATCCCTAATAACAGGGTATTTGTAGAGGAGCATAAGATGTACCGCTATGATGACAAGTCACTCAACACAGATGACCCCAAAGTCATTAAGGAAGATGACCACACGGTAGACGAGTTCAAGTATTTTGTCCTAGACAACGCTAGAGAGCTAAGACTAAAAGCCTAAAGGAGCTAACAATGGGAATAGTAAAGACTATCAAGAATTTTTTCACAAGGAGCAAGTATGTGATGACAACACAGAACTTAACGAATATCACTGATCACCCTAAAATAGCAGTGTCATCCACAGAGTATGACCGAATAAGGGAAAACCTCAAGTATTATGCAGGACATTATCCACAGATTGACTACATTGACAGCAATGGCACACCTCAAAAACGAGCTTTCAACCATCTACCTATTGGACGTACAGCAGCCAAAAAGATTGCAAGCCTGGTATTTAATGAACAGGCTGAAATTAAGCTAGACGACAAGGACGCTAATAAATTCATTCAGAAACAGCTACAAGATGATAGATTTGTTAAGAATTTTGAGCGTTATCTGGAGAGCGGTTTGGCGCTTGGTGGATTGGCTATGAGGCCATACGTTGATAGAGACAGGATAAGAGTCTCTTTCATTCAAGCGCCTGTCTTTTTGCCTCTGCAAAGTAACACGCAGGACGTCTCTAGTGCCGCTATTATCACTAAAACAATCAAGTCAGAGGGGAACAAGCAGAAGTTTTACACGCTGATTGAATTGCACGAATGGGGCAAAGATGACAAGTATACAGTCACTAACGAGCTCTACAAGTCTGACAATCAGAATATTGTAGGCGCTAGGGTTCCTCTATCAGACCTCTATGAGGATCTTGAGGAAGTGGTAGACCTGAACGGCTTGAGTCGTCCACTCTTTACTTATCTGAAAACTCCAGGCATGAACAACAAAGATATTAACTCAGCCCTTGGCTTGTCTATTTTTGATAATGCCAAGACTACAATGGACTTTCTTAATACGACCTATGACGAGTTTATGTGGGAGATTAAGATGGGCCAGCGCAGAGTGGCCGTCCCTAGTCAGATGATTAAAGTTGAGTACAATCAGGAGGGCGAAAATGTCACAGTCAAGCGTGAATTTGAGGCTGGACGTAACGTCTATGAACAGATTGACTCAGGAGATATGGATAAAGGGGTAGGTATTACAGACCTTACAACGCCTATCCGATCGGATGACTATATCAAGGCAATCAATAAGATCCTGGCGATTTTTGAAATGCAGATAGGAGTATCTTCTGGCACGTTCACCTTTGACGGTAAGAGCTTGAAAACAGCTACTGAGGTTGTATCAGAGAACTCAGACACATACCAGATGAGAAACAGCATTGTCAGCTTGGTAGAGCAGTCTTTGAAAGAGCTCATTATCTCAATGCTAGAGCTAGCCAAAGCCTACGGACTCTACAAGGGAAACATCCCTGACATGGAGAAAATCAGCATTAACCTTGATGATGGAGTCTTTACAGACCGAAACGCTGAACTTGACTACTGGGTTAAGGTTGTAAATGCTGGTTTTGCCACGGATGTCATGGCCATTGAGAAAGTTTTGAATGTTACGCCTGAAAAAGCTAGAAAAATCAAAGCTGAAATCAGTGGCAATGCTATTGATGAGGCAAATGGAGAGCGTAGCCCTGATGATGTATCCACCTATGGAGAGTAGCATGAAAAAACTATTTAGATTTATTTTGCCACCAATTAACCCAGCCAAACTATTTATTAAGCAACCAAGCAGGTTTTTGAGGTGGGTATGGTATGACTGAAAAGAAACCAATCAAGCTAAATGATGAGCAGCTAATGCTTGACGCTAGTCAGGTTGCAGACATCTATCATCAGCTAACTCTTGATCTTTTTGACCAGGTTATAGATCGTATCAAAGAGCGTGGCTCTGCTAGTCTTGATGATAACCCTTATATTTGGCAACTTGAGAAAATGAATGAGATGGGCCTACTCAATGAGGATAATGTCAAGCTCATTTCTGACCGTTCAGGCATTGCTGAGGAGCAACTTAGGCATGTTATCCAAAATGAGGGCTATAAAATCTATAAAGACACCAAACAACAGCTTTTAGAGGCAACTGGTGGAGGTGGTTTTGCTGGTAACTCACTCATTCAGACCAATCTAGCTGCTTATGTCAATCAGGCTATGGGAGATATAGACAACCTCATCAATACCACTCTACCAATGAGTGTCAGAAAGGTTTATCAGTCCATAGTCCAGGAGAGCGTGGCAAAAGTAGTCACAGGGCTTACTACATCAGATAAAGCTATCTCTGATACAGTCATGAAATGGGCTGAAAAGGGTTTTTATGGCTTTACGGATAGTCAAGGCAAACATTGGAAAGCTGACACTTATGCTAGGCAGGTCATCAAGTCCACGGCTTGGCGTGTCTATCGTGAGGTCAGAATGGCCCCAGCTGAGGAGTTGGGGATAGATACCTTTTACTATCACAAAAAAGCCACAGCTAGAGAGATGTGTGCTCCTTTACAGCACCAGATAGTAACTACTGGAGTTACTAGAGAAGTAAATGGAGAGCGTGTCCTAGCTTTAGCTGATTATGGCTACGGTCATCCTGCTGGCTGTCAGGGGATAAATTGCACTCATGAGATGACACCATACATCCCAGGAGTTAACTACAAGCCTGATTTGCCTGATTATTTGAAAGACCTAACACCTGAGCAGGCTATAGAAAATGCAAACGTACAGGCTAAGCAGAGAGCCCTAGAGAGGTCTATCAGGAAATCTAAGGAGCTTTTGCATGTGGCAGAGAAACTAGGTGACCAGGAGCTGATAGACAAGTATAAAAGCAAGGTTAGGATCAAACAGGGAGCCATGAGAGATTATCTCAAACAACACTCTTTCCTACATCGTGATTATGCTAGAGAGAAATACTACTATAATGACGACACTGTAAAAAAACTATACAAAACTATTGACAAACGCTCTAAAAAGGAGTATTCTGAAATACTACAAAATTTGGGAAATAAAGCACCCAAGTCTTATAGTGATTTCAAGTCGTTGAGTCGATCAGAAAAAGACTCCTTGAGGTATGATAATAGGATTGTCAATTATTTCAAGGGGGACATTCAAGAGAAACTGTCAGACAAGCAGAAACAACAGGCGGTAGAGGCTTACTTTAATTTCAAGAATGACGGTATAGTGTTTGGAGATCATGCAATAGCACGCTACATAGAACGTATGAGGCGCAAAGACGGCACGTTTACCTACAATTATGAAACAGTAAAGGCAGCTTTTTCTCTACCTCCTAATTATGTATCAGAGCAGGGCGGTAGACTTGCAAGGTACTATAACGGTATCCTCTACATCACTGAGCCTGATACAGATGTTGTAGTAACTATGATGAAACGTAAAAAACTGAAAGGATTTAAACCATTATGAAATACAGTCAACAAGTATTAGATATGCTAGAACAAGCGATCAGTGGTCAGATTGATAATTTTTGGGATTTCTCCTTTAAGTTTAACTCCCTTTTTGGAGAAGATGAGTATTTTGCTGAGGCTTGGGACAATGAAAACCCTGAAATGTTTGACGCTCTCAATGACTTTGAGCTGATGATGTTTCTAGAGGAACATGACCCAAGTGATAAGCAAGGATTTATCAATTTCCTAACACCTTACTACAACAAAGCAAAACAGTTAGTAAAACATAGCGCTTAGTACATTCTAGGCGCTTTTTTCATGCAATAAATTTCTATAATCCACTATAAACCTATGGAAGTCCATCAGGTTTTTTCTTTTGCCCTGGAGCATGGCGTAAAACTGTCTTAATTTGTCCATGTGACGTAAAAAAGGAGGAGTTAAGACATGAGTCTTAAACGTGAAATGTTAGTTGAGGCAGGTATCGAGGATAAGTCAGTGATTGACAATACCATGCAAGCGTACGGTGCAGGTATTAAAAACGCAAAATCACAGGCTAAGTCTGAACTGCAAGCCGAAAACGACACATTAAAACAACAGCTTGAGCAACAAACCCAAGCTATCAATGAACTACAGGCCAAAGAGGGAGCAAGTGCTGAAAGCAAACAACAGCTTGAAGAACTGAAAGCCCAATTTGACCAGTACAAGCTAGATAGTGAGGCAAACCTTGCTCAGATCACTAAAACAAACGCTGTAGCCCTTGCTTTGAAAGACGTAGGAGCTTACAACTCAGAGGATTTGATGAAATTCATTGACCTAGACAAAATTGAGCTAGGGGA